CCGATCTGTAGCTTCTGATATAGATACTCTAAATTACAAAGAAGAATATTGGTTAACATACTATCGTAATCTAGGTGTAGTATATAATAATCGAGGAGCCGGCGGTAATAAAATACATAGCGAAAAGAGCATCTTAAAGATGCAAGAATCGCAAAGACAAGCACATGATCGGCGTCGGAAAATGATGGGAGGAAAGGAAATACACAAATCACATCAACCTCATAAAGGAGGTTGGAATCAAAGAAGAGTGTCGTGTCTTTGCTGTAAAAAAAATATCGGTATCAATGTGTTTGTTGCATACCACGGTAATAAATGTAAGTCTTACGGAGTTATTCTATAATGCAGCAATTCTTTTATGATGCCCAAATACGCAGGTTCTTATTGCAATTTACTAGGATTTTCAGCAATTTTCAAATCGAATACGGGCGCACCAATTCCAACGACGCTGCCTTGATACGTGTTCCGGTGCGCTACGGGGACTGGTCGAGATTGGGTCAAACAGTGGTACAAGAAAATTCCTCTAGTAGTTTGCCGTCGACACCACTGATGACATTTTACATTACAGGCATGAACTATGCTCGAGAGCGCCTGCAAGATCCGTATTTTGTCAGCAAAATGCAGGTGCGACAAAGATTTTACGACCAAAGCACTGCCACCTATGAAACCACACAAGGCAACGCCTTTACTGTTGAGCGATTGATGCCGGTTCCTTATAAGATGTCGATCAGCTTAGATGTATGGACATCCAATACCAATCAAAAATTGCAGTTGTTTGAACAGATTTGTACGTTGTTCAATCCCAGTCTAGAAATACAAAGTACTGATAACTTTATTGATTGGACTAGTTTGAGTATAGTCGATCTAGAAGATACTGTATGGACTAGCCGTACTATACCTCAAGGTACAGAAAATCCCATAGACATCATGACCATGAAGTTTAGTATTCCTATATGGATATCTAGCCCGGCACGAGTTAAGAAATTGGGGGTTGTTGAAAAGATTATTGCGTCAGTATTTGACGCACAAGGCGATGCAGTCGAAGCTATTACCAACAGTGATCTACTGCTGGGTACCAGACAAAAGTTTACGCCTTTTAACTATCAAGTACTGTTGATCGGTAACAAATTACAAATTCTAAAGTACAGTGCAGTAGTCGACGAGCCCAATCAATCTCCTGATCTACCAGACTCGCCACCCAGTAACGAATTTTGGCCTGCAGTGATTGGCATGTATGGCGGGTTTAGACCTGGCATCACCCAGATCAGACTCAACAGTCAGTGGGACGAAACTGTTGACATTATTGGCACTGTGAGCTACGATCCCACAGACGAGCGTTTCTTATTGTTTGATGTAGATCCTGATACCATACCTCAAAACACATTGCCGCCAATTGACGCTGTGATTGATCCGTTGCTGAGTGGACCCGGTGCTGGGTTGCCTGCTGCAGTTGCAGGACAACGTTATTTAATATTGGAAAACATTGGCGATGCTGCAAATCCTGTTCCTGCTACAGCGTGGGGAGCATTAGTAGCCGCAGACAACGATATCATTGAGTTTGATGGAAATAATTGGGTAGTTGCATTTGACAGCAGCACCGGAACTAATGTACAATACGCTACCAACATCACCACCGGTCTACAGTATCTTTGGACCGGTCAGCAATGGGTTAAGAGTTACGAAGGACTTTACGCAGCAGGCCAATGGAGCATAGTATTGTGACAGCAGTAGGAGTTTGGTTCTACAGTTTCCAAACTCAGAGATATCTTTATCTCATGCGCAATGACATTAAGTATCCTATGACATGGGGATTGCCTGGCGGCAAAAGCGAAGCTGGCGAAACCCTGCTGGATACTATACAGAGAGAATGCACTGAGGAATTGGGATTCATACCTGACTATCTGCATCTAGTACCGCTGGAGCAGTTTACCAGTGCCGACAATGCATTTGTATATCACACATTCTTTTGTTGTGTTGCAGATGAATTTCGCCCGGTGTTGAATCATGAACACCTGGGCTATGCCTGGATTGATACAGCATCTTGGCCCAAGCCCATGCACCCGGGACTTTGGAACACAGTGAATTTTGAAACCGTCAAACAAAAAATCGAAACAGTCAAAGAAACATTCAACAAAAAATAGCCTGTTGTAGTTGTTGTCTGTACAATTGTTTCCAGTTGGTATTCATCACCAGTTTAAAATTATGTTCTACCGCAGACTGTACTGCATCAAGTACAGTCTGCTGATTCATTTCACAAAGTCTATCAATTTGTTGTGCAGCAGCAGTCCATCTTTCGTGCGGATCTTCTATTAGGTCGTAGCTTTCGTCAATGACATTATCAAATGTACGAAATCCTAAATTTTTAAGGTGTCTTAGATGATACTGCCCGGCGAATGTCACAAATAGTCGTCGCGCCAGCATGGGCTTAATTGTTTTTTCTGTCACAAAAACAAAACTGTTGTCGGTGCAGGTTTCTGCCACTATCGAATACGCTGTTTGATTATATACTTCAATAGGAATAATGTAACAAATGTTAATCAATATTCTGTAATACTTGACCATGAGAGCAGCAAAAAGATCAGTGTCAGGCGGAATCTGATCTACGTCTACATCGTGCGGCCATCTATACCTACTGTCGTTAATATCTGATATTTTGATAGACTCAACTCGATTACCGTAACAAGTTAATATGCAACGATCTTTGTGATATTTTTCTAAATGGTCTTTTACAAATAATCTGTGTGATCTTTCATAACCTAACAACGCATCAAAATAATAAGGTTTAGATGATCGATATTCAATTTTTTCAAAGTAGTCAGCAGGAAGTTGTCGATAAAGGTCTTGCAGGTCTTTTAAAAAATTTTCATACTGAACAACTCTCATGTGTTTTACCGCGCAGTTGAGTGTACCAGTTGTTAAAAAGGTAACATTGGGTAGGTCGTAATAATTGATCAGTTCGCCAAAGTTGTGGGGTGTTTCAGAATTGACAATAACCACACGTTGAGCTATCTTGACATATTCGGTAATCAGTTCTGGATTTGTCCTTAATGCAGCACTTTGAATAGAATCAATTATAATTTTTTTGACCTCAGCAGGTGCTTGTTTTATATCATCAAGATTGTTGGTCCATGTGTCTATATGTTGGAATTCCTGTGTGTCAATGTCTATCCATTGAATTTCTTTAGGAACATATATTAAATGATTCATTTATATGTCACAGTAAGTTACAAATTCTCTGTATTTGATGGCACGCACGTTGCGATTTGATCGCCATGTTGCGGGCATATTGCTAGGAGTACCCACTAGAATAAAGTTAGTGGCAGAATAGGATTGAAACACAGTATTGAGATAGGCAATCCAGTTTTTATCTACTGTGGGCGTTTCGTTGTTGTATCCCAAGAGAAATACTTCTTGGTGTCCATCAAATGCAGCCAAATAAACAGCCAAACTTAATTCATCTAACACAGGAGTAAATGGTACTAGATAAAATTGACCAGCATGCCTGATACAATTTCTAGCGGTGCTGTAAACAATATTGTCTTCACTGTAACCCGATTCAATGATTTTTTGTAAGTTATTGGATTCAATTGCCACTGTGAAATCCAGTTTCATATCTTGCCAAAGAACATTTGAACCATAGGTCTGTAGACGTTTTTTACCTAATAGCCCACCTTGATGTCTGGCTAAACGGCGATAGTCAAATTGATCTCGATCGATGCCGCTGCCTATCACAGCAGCACGACCCGATATGTGATGATTGTCAATGGGATTAGCGATCCATTCTCGCTTTTCAATCTTTTTGCCGCCCTCAAACTTTGTTTCTAACAAAACAAATTCACCTGGATAGTCTTTGCGATAACGTGGAATTAACATTTTTATTTTAAGTTAGGCTTTTCGGGCCAAACAACATTTGTAATCACACCAACTTCGTCCACTTGCGGATCAATATTGGATTCTGTTAAGTCCCTGAGTGCCTGGCGATATGAATCCCATGCAGAACACCACTCTGCACCGCGCAATGCTCTTATATCGGCGCCTTGCGTCCAATCACAATGCATCAAAAGATAATTTCTAACTTCTCTAACTACCCGCATGGGTTCGCCTGCTTCGAGTTGTGCAATTTTTTCATCTAGTTCTTGTTTAGTAGGCTTGGGTATGTCTTCACTCATCCATTCTAATGAATTGTAACTATTATCACGTACCACCCATTGCGAGGTTGGGTATAGAATAGATAGTGCTTCTGCATATCCATTAAATCTTCTCATTCCTATCATATTAAGTTCCTATTTCGTAGAGTCTAAGATAATGCTGTATAGAACCACTATTATTGGTACCTAACCAAGCAGTTCCTTGATGTGCTAAACAGCTAGCAACAAACGTATATGTTCCCACCGCAGCTGCCTGATGCACAAATGTTTTTTCAAAATAACCAATGTGTAAACTAGATGAACCTATATGTCCGCTGTACATCACCTGAGATCCGTTGCACAATATTCTGTGATACACTAAACACCAGCTGCCTTGACCAAAATCATTGCGATGATTACACATGTATTCTACCATGATACGATTATTGGCTTGACTAGTGGTAATTGATGTTGATAAAACATCAACCCAGGCCGCAGTAGTTGCTTGAGTGTTGACCGTTGTAGTGTTGTCAACAAATTGGATAACGCTGTTTGGTATATTAATTCTACTGCCAGCGGCTGTAATACTCTTATTAGGGTAAATGATGGCCATTATACTGCAATCTCCGTGAGTCTTAGGTAAGCAATGCTGTCATTACCAACCCCGTAATTGAGTCCGTTAAAGCTGGTATTCAATGCTGAATAACTCCAACCTCTTACTTTGTAACTGTGTGGTCCTACTGAGCCGGGCTGGTGTCGACCCACACGATGTACATGTCGAATATTGTAAGTAAGCTCTCCGACGTATCCTGTATAGGTTATCTGCGTACCTGACTGAACATGTACGATATCCATATAATACAAATTCCAGCCGCCATCGCTCCAGTCATTGGTTCGATTGTCACTATGATGCTCGATCAAGATTATGTTGTTGGCACTGGCAAGAGTGATAGCAGTACTGGTAAACCAATCTACAGGACTAGTGCTAGCAGTTTGCATACCAGCAGTTTGTACTGTATGAACTGTTTGAACGATACGACCTGGTGCAGATATTTTGTTAGAAATTTCGCTTAGTGTCTGGTTATTACTAAAATTGATGGCCATTATGCTGCAAACTCCTGTAATTTTATCACGGTTATCTGATCGCTAGCAGTGGCAGTATTCAAATAAAAAGTACCGTCGCTGGGATAATTATATCCTCCCAAAGTGTATGTTTGCGTAGCAGTTGTGCCAGGAGAGTCCAGATATTGTTTTTGATACATGCCGATAACATGGCGCCATGTGCCGTTCCATCCGCCGCGAATTATCTCGGTTCCGGCTGCGTTTCTAAGAGCAATAATCCCAAGACTCCAAGAACCTTGGGTGCTGTCCTGCCTAAATGTAGTTTGTATGTAGATCAATATCTTATTGTTAGCGTTGGTTGGAGTAATACTAGCTGTACCTAACGCATTGAAGGTCGCCCAGTTTTGAAACGCTAACGTTGCAGTGATTCTCTGCTCAACAACCTGCACCAAAGTACCAGGATAGGTAAACCCGGGCGAAACCTCGGATATAGTGTTGTTAGGAAATATGATGGCCATATATGTAATTATCTAAATTTTTTACAAATTCTGTGTTGTCGATGCTGTTTTTGACTATTTTTTTCATGTTAAAATCATGTACCATATAAACTTGATCGGCTAAGTCCCTGTTCCCGTAAAAATCCAGTTCTCTCTTTGCTATTTCAGGCGTTAGATGCCCTAGTCCAGCCATGACCCAGTTATATAAATCAGCACCGGCATATCCATGATATCCCAAAAGATCTGTTGATCTAATGTGTCGAGACTTTTGCATTTCCAGCAACTCTGCTACAACAGTAGTATGTGTTTCACCTGTGCCGATCCAACGCCAAAAAGCAGAGTCTGTTCGGTTACCGGTATAATGCATGACCAAAAAGTCTTTGAAATCGTCGTACATTTTGGCTACGCGACGATTGTAAGTGGCTTCGCTTCCTATGTTACAAGTCAACGCTTGTGTGTCTCGCAAGTATTCAAATACAAAATACTGTAGTTGAATAATGGTGCTGTGTATGCTGGTAGCTTCTAACGGCTCAGCAAAAGCAGCAGACAATCCTATCCACAAACAATTTTTTATCCAAGCTCGTTCAGTACGCCCAGTGTCAAACTTTAAAAATCTAATTGGGTCAATTTTACGTCCTAGTGCAGTTTCAATTTCTTGTTGCGCTTGTTCGTGTGTTATGAAATTATCATCAAACACATACCCACAACCTTTACGAGCTTGAGTAGGAATTTGCCACATCCATCCTGCTGTTTGAGCCCAGGCAGTGGTAACAGGTGATATTTTTTCGTTTTCGTCGTAGGGCAAAAGAAAAGGCATTGCTGTATTGACTGGAAGATTTTTACTGTAGCTGTGCCAGGAATTTTCCATTGGTTTTAAAAATACTCTGGCAAATCCTGTAGAGTCAATGAAAAAATCTCCTTCTACAGTTAATCCATCAGAACAGGTTACACTTTTAGCATATCCTCGCTCGTCAAGATTTACTTGGTTGATTTCTGTATCGATATGATACACCTTATCTCCGCAGACTTTTTTAAAGTATTTGCCAACTAAGTGTGCATCAAAATGATAAGCATGACTGTGCATATTAGACAACTTATTTTCATTGTCTAAAGAAAAAGACGAAGAACTGTTTTCAATTAGGTAACCGTTAATACTACTAGCATGAACAGGGAGACCGTCAATTATAGACTTCAACAACATGTAATCGCACAAACCATTGCTGTTTGTGCCATCAATGGGACCAATATATTCGTGTCCTAGTTGTTTCCAATCTTGATGTTTAATACCTAATTTTACAGTGGCACCAGTTTCTTTAAGAAAATCTATTTCGTTACATCCGTAATTCCAAGTATTACCTTGAACAATGTCTGTTAAGTATCCAGTGGATCCTTCACCTGCGCCGACAATACCAATTCGGCTGGATTCAATAACTGTCACAGTGTGAGTGGGCTGTACTTTTGATATCATGAGTGCAGCAAGCCAGCCTGCTGTGCCGCCACCGCAAATTACAATTTTCATTATTGACCTTTAGCTAAAACAATATCTATGACTTTTTATTCAGGTCATTAATTTTTGGCGTTGCTGTTGTTGGGTCAACCTCAGTTAAATTAAATTTGTAAACCTTGTCACGTTTGTTGTTGTACAAGAATAAGTCATCTTCACCTTCAACAATGGTCCAGTCACCGATTCCGTTATTTAAGTGCAAGTCCTGGGTGTAAATATTTCTCCAACGCAAGCTAGAAGTTCCTAAATCAAGAGAGTTATTAACCTGAGGATTTATATGGGCTCCCGAAACAATAGTTCCTGCACCAGAATTAATCTGAAACAAAGATGCAGCGGCAGTGGCTGTACCAAAATGGAATCCGATAGTATCACCGCCACCGGTACCGGATGAGCCTTGAAAATAACTTATTCCGTATCCATCAGCATTACCAAATCTCCAAATTGGATTTCTCGCTCCCGCAGCGTAGGTGGTACTTGAAAATCCGCCAGCACCAGATGCAGACACAGTAGATCCCGAAGTCACTGTTCCTGTAACAGACAAGCTCGAAAGAGTGCCGACTGAAGTAATATTAGGTTGTGCTGCTGTGGTCACAGTTGCAGCCGTAGTAGCTGCTCCTGATACTGTAATAGTATAGGTTCCACTGAGTCTTGCTGCAGGTAATGTTCCGCTGGCAATATTGCTGGCGTTAATAGCGGTTAACGCTGCTCCATTGCCTAATACATTAGTAAAATCGCCGTTGGTTCCGGATACTCTGGTACCGTCAACATTACCAGAAGTAATATTACCTGTCACTGCTAAACTGGTCAGAGTACCAACACCGGTAATGTTGGGCTGTGCTGCTGTGGTCACCGTGCCGGCGGTTGTGGCTGCGCCAGATACTGTAATGGTATATGTTCCACTCAATCGATCTGCTGGCAATGTACCCGACGCAATATTACTGGCGTTAATTGCTGTCAGTGCATGCGCTGCGCCGCTTACATTAGTAAATGCTCCTGTTGCTCCTGTTATTGTACCCGAAGCGCCAATATCAGTTACAGTTAAACTAATAGACTGAGCTTGTGTTGCTACTTGCCAAACACCAATACTGGTATTGTAAGTATATATTATTCCATTAACTGTTGTTTGTTGGCCGTTTGTAGGATTGGTTGGAAATGACATTAGAATCTTCCTATAACTACTTCGATTAATCGAACGCTGTTGTCAGCAATGTCTTCAAGGCTTTTGCCAACGATACATCCAGGTTCGTATTCTGCTGATTTCATTCGTCCTCCAATACCGCAGCGGATATTGACAATTCTGTCGCCTTTGGTTACAGGACCTTGTACCCAGCAAGGAACACGGCCAGTTAAAGCTACTGCCGCAACCGACTCACCTGTCAATCCAGAATTCATCAAGTAACTGGGATTGGTAGAAACAACGCCTGCTACTCTAGTATCATGGCTGATGTCACTGACTGTAACTTCTGCCGATCCGCCAAACACAACTACAGTACCAGGGTTGTATTCAGCATCTGCTTGATAATTTTCTGCCAAGTCGGCGTATTGTGCTGAAGTAGCTTTGGCAAATACTGTATTGAAATATGTAGACGTACTGCCAATGTTACCGACGCCGTTAGATCCTGAATTAACAATAGCTATTGGATTGTTTGCGGCATTGATTCTTAGTTGTCCATAAAAATGGGCCCACTTGTCAGTTCCAGTGTTATTAGAGCCTGCATTCAAATAAAAATCTACTACGTTGTTTTCATCTTCTACGTAGATTGGATAGACATTGTCTCCACTGTCGTTGCTGTAGTCTGCAATGTGCAATATAACAGCGTTGCCAGAGTTATAAGGTTGGTTGTAGTTTCCGCCAATAACTAAAGATTTTTGAAAATCAGATACTAAACTACCTGCAGTTCCGCCGGTGTATCCGCGAATCGTCACTGCTGAATTTGCTGCTATTGTACTCCCGGCAAGCACAACATTTCCACTGGCTACAACTCCAGTAGTAATAACATTTCCACCGGTGATATTGCCAGTAACAGCTAACGAAGTTAATGTACCGACACTAGTAACATTAGGCTGGGCTGCTGTTGTTAATGTACCGCCTACATTGGTAAATGTACCGTTGGTTGAAAATACTGTGTTAAAATATCCGGTGGCAGAGCCAAGATTACCAGATCCGTTTGCACCACCGCTTAAGATATTACCAACAGTAAGATTACCAAAGCTAGTTGGAGCACTTTGATCAACCCAGGCATTTCCAGTACCGTCATTGATGTATTGATACTTCTTGTCATCGTCGGTGTCGTACCAAAAGTCACCAGGATTGGGGCTGGACGGTGCTGTTGCACTAGTGGTCCAAGTGACTCCGCCACTGCTGGAAATGCCGGTCAACAAACTTCCATCACCCTTAAAGAACGAAGCTGTTATATTACCTGTTGCAGTTACATTACCACCTTCGACATTTCCTGTCACTGCCAAACTGGTTAGTGTACCTACACTGGTAATGTTGGGTTGTGCTGCGGTAGTTACAGTACCTGCTGTGGTAGCTGCACCTGAAACAGTAATAGTATAAGTCCCGCTTAACCTATCTGCTGGCAATGTACCAGTATCAATATTGCTAGCATTCAAACTAGTTAACACACGACCGTTGCCAGTAACTGCAGTAAAAGCACCTGTTGTTCCACTAACATTGCCCGTAGTGACATTTCCGCTGAAAGAACCAGTAG